GAGCGGGCCATACGTCGGGTGCTTGGCAAAAGCGGTTCCCCAAAGTGGGAGGATTGGGCGAACGCATGGATAGATGGCACAAACAGATCCGACGACGCTGCCTACGCTGCTGCCGACGCTGCCGCCTACGCTGCTGCCGACGCTGCTGCCTACGCTGCCCGCGCTGCCCGCGCTGCTGCATACGCTGCTGCTGGATACGCTGCCTACGCTGCCTACGCTGCTGCCAACGCTGCCGAGATGGAGCAGATAGTGGCGGACTTCTGCATTGTTGCAAAGGAGGCGAAATGAGCCGCCGCGATGAAGTGGAATCGGAAATGAAAGAAGCATTGCGCGGTTGCGATGACGGAATGGAGTACGCCGAGAGACTGGAAGATAAATGCCTCCTACTGGCCGACGAAGTTCACGCCGAGCGGGCCGTAGTGACGAAGCTGCTGGCGATGCTGAATGAATACGCGGTGCCGGGCGGAAAACTCTACAACCGCGCCTGTGAAATCGCAGGGAGGACGGAGTGATGGGTGAATGCCGAGTATGCGGGACGCCAATCCTGCTTGAAGGAAGATGCTATAGCTGCTCAACTGGCGCTATGGACGGCTATGAAGCCGCTGTTGCCGAGCGCGACCGCCTCGCAGCCGAGAACGCGGAGTTGCGGGAATCGCTAGCAGAATATGCGCACGCTGTTGGGGCCGGACACCCATCGCCATGTACGCTTGGACCGCTTTGCCCGTATTGCCACATCGATGGGATCGACGAGCAACTCGCCGCCGCCAACGCCACGCTCGACAAGCTGAGGGATCTACTGCCAGAAGGTGGGGTTTGGTGTTATGCCTGCAACAGGGCAACGGTACCTGTTTGGGGCGAAGAGCCATATGAGCACATCGACCCAAAGTATAACCAGATGAAGACAACCTTCCGGTGCTCAATTTGTAAGCGAGATACGCACGCAAAAGATTCGTGCGTCGATACTTTGCGCGCCATCCTCCACCCACAACCGGAGACACCCGATGCTGTGGGCTAAGGACGGAAACCTCTTCACAGCAAGCCACGACGGCATCGAGTTCTTCGCGTCAAAAACGTACACGTGTCCAGCAACGCCGATACCTGCATCACACCGATGGACGTTTGAGGTTCACGGGCCGTGGTACATGTGCAAATGCTTTCCTCGCCTTATCGACTGTTACGCCGCCGCTGAGCGTGTTATCGCGGCACTACCCATGATGGAGACACCCAATGAACATTGACGCAGATAAGCTGATTTTAGACGCGATACGAGAGGGTATATCCAACGCCATCAAGAGCAAAATTGAAGGATACAACAGCCCGCTTGATCCAGCCATACGGTCGTGTGTAGCAAAGCACGAGGCAAAGATTAACGCGATCATTGATGATGCCATTGGCACGTGCGTGAACGATGACGAATTCAAGGCCGAAATAATGGCATCCACACGCACCCAATTGGCCCGCACATTGGTACAGCGTATTGGTGGCGAGCTTGAGAAGCAGGTCAACGCACTCAAAAGCAGCCCCACAACCCGCGCTCGTATCACGATGGCTATCGACGCAATTATAAAGGACACCCAATGATTGAACGCTTACACTTTGGCCTTTCGCTTCACCCGCAGGGCAACTTCACCCAGCACAAGGACTTCGCCGCCGAGGAATGGCGACTCCCGACCGACACGCCGGAGCGGCCCGACTCCATCACCACGCGCCGCTGGAAACTCATGCTGGACTACGGCGGGACGAATCAGCAGTACGGCTACTACTGGGACGGGCTGTTCAGGTACACCAACGGAACACAGTGCCGCGTGCCGCTCAGGTGGGCGTACCTGCGACTCAGGCCGGAACTGTGGACTGGCACCGAGTTCGTGCTGCCGGACGGCTCTGCGCCTGTTGTGGCCGCGCCTGTAGCAAACCAGGCAGTGCTTGACCTCATAATCGCAGCAGCCATGAAACTCGCGACTCCTACACAAATCATGGACGCGATGGACCGCAACATCGCATTACAGGGAACAGGAGCACCGGAATGATGAATCTATGCCAAATCACGCATGGCGACGAAGCGCATATCACTGTCATGTACCCGAATAATCCCGACTCGCTCATTAAACATTTAGTCATTAACCAGTGTTCCGTGCGAGCCAGTGACGGCGTGCGGCTGCACTACGACTACGACCGAGACGGCTTCGTAATTGAGCAGGCGTCAAAGTGGGAATGGGACGAAAAAGATGAGGTTTGCGACCCGGACTGGCAGGAGGTTGCGTTCGTGCAGTCGTGGGCACGCGAGTCAGACACGGACGACACCGCGCCGGAAGACGGGGCAGGAGCGCCGAGATGAACATCAAGCGATACAACCCAATTTGCGCCCCCCTTGGGGATGGTTCGTGCATGCCGGAAATGGAAGAGTGCGCGAACGGAAACTTCTACTCCCGCGCCGATCTCATCGCCGCCGGTGTGCTGGTGCCGGTGCCGGATGGGGAGGCGGTTGGCGTAGATAATCTGCCTGTCGTGTTGCGAATTGCCCTTACAGACAGGACTGGCGTATATCGGCGCGTCGGCTCTGGCGCATCTGCCAAGCCAGAACCGCACAGTTTTGTGATTCTTGAGGATTGTAACTCGGGCGATGAGATTAATGTCCCGTATGGCACACATGGATATCCCGTCCGCCTCGTGCCAATCGCGGAGGCCACCCATGCCACTCGTAATTAAACACGGCTCGATATTCGACAGCACAGCCGCCGTCCTCGTCTGTCCAGTCAACTGCGTCGGCATCATGGGCAAAGGGCTGGCGCTGGAGTTTCGTAAGCGCGAACCGCACTTTGCAGACTGGTACATGACAATATGCTTTCAAGATGCGATACGTCCGGGAGAAACGCTTTGGTGTCCGCAATTCAATAGGATCCTCGCGGCCACAAAAGGGCATTGGAAGTGGCCGACAGAAATCGACTGGATAGACAACATCCTGCATGAGATTGAAGATACTGTTTACGCCTATGAGTTGCCATCCATCGCCATCCCGCAACTCGGCTGCGGCTGCGGTGGACTCGACTGGGCCGACGTGTGGCCGCTGTACGAGAAGCACTTGGGCGGAATCGACTGCGACGTGGAGGTGTGGATACATGAGAGCCATTAAGCGCTGGATAGCCGAAACCATGCTGGGATGGGAGAGGAAGGCCACCTACGCCAGATACAACCCCGAACTGAAAGCAATGTTACACCGATGGAGGAATTACGCATGAAGAACAGTGAGATACGGGCGCTGGTTGCTATGTGGAAGCGTTGGCCTGAGTGGTTGCACGATAGCTATAACAACAAGTGCATAATCGCCATCGAAACCCTGCTGGCGCGAGAGGCGGAGGTGCTGAAGACGGCTCACCCAGGGCCACGCCCACCTCTAAGTTATCCCGGTGAAGGTGCGGCGAGGTTGAAATGGAGGCAGAAACGTGAAACCTATCGCGCCATCCGCGCCATCCTGAACCCAGAGGAGAACGAAAATGGTTGATATTTACAAAGCACAACGCGGCGAGATCCGCAACGAAAGCCATTTCACACTGCCGGGTGATATCGAATTCGTCCTCGCCAGCGACTACGCCGCGCTCGAAGCCGAGCTAAAAGACGTTCGCTTGGCAGTAGTTCGATTAAAGATGGGCTTCGATCACATCCAAGCCGAGCGGGACGAACTCAAGCGGCGGATTGATGCTGTGGTGGATCTTATCAAGCCAGCACAAATCAAGTGGAGCAAATTAGGTATGGACTCGCCGGAATATCATGCGTGGTGCTTGGTTGCGCCGCTGTACGGACAAGCCGTCGCCATCGCGGAGGGCCGGGACAATGGGTAGGTGGATCGTATTGGAAGAAGACGACTTCGTTCGCGACAACTCGGATGGCTGGTGTGGCTCTTGTGCTAGTGAGGATGATGCGAAGAACATAGCACGCCGTCATAAGCAAGAGTGCGACCATTACGAACAGCGGATCGCGGAACTGGAGGCGGAAATCGCCCGCGTCAAAGCCGAGAGCCTGCGCAACACTGAAGCAAACAACAAGAAGGACGATAAGCAATGACGAGAGATGAATTGATAAGGCTGGTGGGCTATGGTCCTATGGTGGAGGAGGCTATTGCATCCGCCAGAATGGCCCAGGATGCGCCTACGTTGACCGCTAGGACCATCGACGAGCTTGAGGCAAGGCTGATAGCCTCGACAATCAAGAACGGACCCATGTCATCGCACTGGGAGGCGATGGGTGTACTGGACGGAGAGGTCCACGAAATCAGGCTGGCGATACATGCGAGGGATACCGCAGGGATCTACGCTGAGTTTGCCGATGCTGCGAATACATGTGTCCGCTGGATGCAGGAGATGGAAGCGAGGGGGATGGTATGAAGATCGGCAAGATGCTTCCCCGCGGCATAGGCGCTTGGTGTTTTCAATGCAATGGATTTGTCGCCATCGCCCAGCATATCGAGACGACACAGACTGGCAGGTTTATTATTCGCGACGGGAAGAGAATCGAATGGATGGACAACACCCAGACTGTGATGCAAGGCTACTGCGCCAAGTGCAAAGCCCAAGTGGATACCGACCGGCTTCCATCGCAGGCTATCGACAGGCTCAGGATGATAGCCGAGATGATTTACACGGAGGAGAATGCATGAACGAGATCGGGGACATGCGAGGCAGTAGTATTTTGCGGTACTGCGACAAGTGCAATTCAAATAGATGGCACAAGATTGACATGTGTGGCGTGTGCGGCTCCACTAACACCGGCAATGACAGGCAAAGATGCCGGGCATGTGGTGGTATGTTTGAATTACTTATCAATGACCACCCGCTACTCCAAGGCCAATGCGCAAAGTGCGTGAAACTTTACGAGAAAGAGATTGAGTCAATGAGTCCAGAGAGCGTGTTTCCCAGAACAGACCACAAGATTCCGATGCCGGAATGCAAGCCCAGCATTTCGCCGGAGAAAACTGGGAGCGCAGGACCAGAGTACTGTTCTTTTGATGAACTAGTAACGGATGGCACACATGGGCAGATGTCGCCGGGATTCATCGTCCAGCCCATCCGCATCGAACTCTGGGACCGCCAATGCTAACCACTGACACCATCACAGAACTCAACCGGCTCAACGACTACTCCAAATCGAAGTACGGCGACTTCACAGACGACTGCCACGCGTGGGGCGCGCTTCGCTCGGAGTACCTCGAAGTCGAAACCGCCGCGCAGGCACGCAACAGCGCCGAGCTGCGCGCGGAACTCATGGACCTCGCCAACGTCGCAACGCGCTGGGCGGAACATATACGGGGGAATACATGAACACCGACGCCATAGCAGCGGCACAGCACTACGGCTGGCCGATTATCAAACTCAGCAAACCAACCAACAGCGGCCCGTCACCCGGCAAGCGCCCCATGGGCCGCAACTGGGAAACCAAGCCCGGCCTGTCCGAAGCAGAGGCAACACAGTGGCTCGCGGATGGCGGCAACATCGGCATCCGCACCGGCGGCGGCTTACTCGTGGTGGACTGCGACGGCGACCGACCGCCGAACCTGCCCGATACACCAACCGTGCAGACAGGCTCCGGCGGGCTGCACCTGTACTACCGTGTGCCGGACGGTACCACGTTCCGGCACACGGGCAACACCGCGCGATGGATACACCCAACGACCGACACGCGCTACGAGCGTGGCCAAGTCGTTGCAGCGGGCAGCATCCACGCGGAGACGGGCGTAGTCTATGAGTGGCTGCCCGGGCTGTCACCGGCTGAGATGCAGCTAACCACCCTGCCACAGTGGGTGATAGACGCCATCAACAACACCGAGCCGCCGCCGTGGCACGTCAAGCCGGGCACCCCGGCGGAGCAGCGCCGCGCCGCACCGGTATATAACCACGAGGACCGCTACATCGCCGCTGCTGTGTCGAAAGCCATCGCGAACGTCATAAACGCGCCGGAAGGACAGCGGAACCACACACTGAACCGTGAAGCATTCGCGCTGGCGGGACTGCCCGGTGTGGACGCCACGGGCCCGCTTATGGACGCCGCGCTGGTGTCAGGGCTCACCGAGCAGGAATCGCGCGCATCAATCCGCAGCGGCACCACAGCAGGCCGCGAGAAGCCGCGACAAATACCGGCAGCGAAGCCCGTCACCATGCGGGAAATAACCGAGACATTGAAGCAGCTACCGGACGAAGCACCCTTCCAAGTACTCGGTCACTACGCGGGAAAATACTATTTCCTCCCTGCGGACAGCGGGCAGGTGGTTGACCTGTCACCGACTGCCATGGCGCAGGAGCCGAACCTGTACCGGCTCGCGGAAAAAACGTTTTGGGAGACGAAATACACGGACGGCAACGGCAAAGCCTCTCCCAAAGAAGCCACCAACGCTCTCATATTCGCGGCACACAAGCGCGGGCTATTCGATAAATCGCGCATCCGTGGCCGTGGGGCGTGGCACGACAAAAACCGTATCGTCCTGCATCGCGGCACGTCGCTACTCGTGGATGGCCAGGAAACGCCGCTGGCGGGCATTAAATCGCGGAACATCTACCAGCACGAGCGGGAGATCGCCATACCATATCAGAATCCGCTGAGCGTAGACGAAGCACGCGACGGCGTGCTGGCGCTCTGTAATATGCTCTGCTGGGAGCGCTCTATTTATGGCAACCTGCTGGCCGGGTGGCTGGCGCTGGCGCCCATCTGTGGCGTGCTGGAGTGGCGACCGCACATCTGGATTACCGGGCAGTCTGGCACGGGTAAGTCGTACATCCAAGACGAAATCATCCCCATCCTCGGCAGTATGGTCATATTCGTTCAGGGATGCTCCACGGAGGCAGGCGTGCGGCAGATGCTGAACGCCGACGCGCTGGCGGTGTCGTTCGATGAGTCGGAGCCGGACGGATTTAAGGCCACCACGCGTATCGGACACATCCTGGAGCTGGCACGGCAGGCGTCATCGTCCAAGGGCGGCGTAATCGCCAAGGGCACCGCAGGCGGCGAGGCGATGCAGTACAACATCCGCTCGATGTTTTGCATGTCATCTGTGGCCGTCGGGCTGTCACGGCGCAGCGACCAGAGCCGGTTTACCGTCTTGAGCATGGCACAGCCGCCGCAAGGCGCGGACGGGCTCGCCGCGTTCCAGACGATACAGTCGCTGTCATCGCGTGTATGCTCAGGCGATGCCGCCGACCGCTTCGTGGCGCGCTCGTGCCATATGGCACCGGTCATCCTGAAATCAGCCGAGGTATTCTCTGAGGCGTTCGCCGCGTCCAAAACGAACCGGCGCAACGCGGACCAGATCGGCGCGCTACTGGCCGGGTACTGGAGCCTGCAATCGGACGAACCGGCGACCGCCGAGGATGCCCGAATCATCGTCAACGACATCGACTTGGACGGCGTGACACCCGAATCCGACAGCAACGACGAGGCGCAGTTCCTCAGTTACCTGATGGCAAAGCGCGTCCGCTGCGAGGTCCGCGACCCGTCGGGGCACGCCAGCACGACGGAGCGGACAATAGCCGAATTGATACATACCGCCACAAACGAACACGACAGGGGAGAAGATGCAACGCTGCAACGGTACGGGCTCCGGTGTCTGGAAGACGGCTTATTCATCGCGAACCAGCACCCCGGACTGACAGATCTGCTCAGCGACACCCAATGGGGCGCTGACTGGAAGCGGTTTGCAGGCCGCGTGCCGGGCGCGGTGACCGACGCGCGCCGACTGTGCGGAGTTATGCACCGGGGGCGAAAAATAGGCTATTCGCACGTTTTTGGCGAGTAGTGAAACGCTCTGAAACGCTCCGAAACGGACAGCGTTTCATCGTAAATGTAGCAACAGCAACAGGTTGTGGCTACTGAAACGCTGAAACGCTGTTTTGCAATCACAAGACACATATATACAGATCACGTACTATTTATACCTCTCTCTCTGTATATGTATCTCTATACTAAATATAGTGTTTCAGCGTTTCAGTAGTAGGTAAGGTAAGCAATAGTAACGACTTACATTGAAACGCTAGAGCGTTTCACAGCGTTTCACAGCGTTTCAGCAAACAAATACAGCAATACTGCGAAAACCGCCGACCGCGGGCACGACGTCATACAACTGCAATATACAACTGTAAATTACACTTGTCTATATCAATAATCCGCGCCAATCGGTATAATTCGGGCATGGAAAACCTAAACCCGAAACAGGCCGCATTCGTCCGTGAGTACATCGTGGACTTCAACGCGACCGCTGCCGCTGGGCGCGCCGGGTATTCGCCGCGAACCGCGAAATCGCAAGGCCAACGGCTGTTGACCAACGTTGACATACAAACCGCCATAAAACGACATACAGACGCAGCAACGTCCGCGAGCATTATGGAGTACTCCGAAGCCTGCGAAATACTGACTTCGGTGGCGCGCGGCAACGTGGGCGACTACCTCGATACGGACGGCAGTATTGACTTGAACCGCATCAAGCAACACTGCCCGCAGTCGGTGCAGGGCATCGATGTAACGACACAGGTTGACCGAGACGGCAATGTGTCGCATATCACGAAGTTCCGCCTTGCTGACCGAGTGCGCGCCCTTGAGCGCCTCGCCAAGCTGCGCGGCTGGGACCAGCCTGCCCGCGTCCAGACTGAGGACGTTACGCCGCCACAGTACGACCTGAGCCGCCTCAACAACGATGAGCTGGCCGCATTCGAGGCGCTGCTGTCACGGGTAACGCCGTGATGGATGTCTCGTTCGTCAACTTCTACAACCCGGCGAACCGCGCCACGGCTGAGCGGCAGCACGCAAAACTCGCATACATCCTCCCGCTGTGGCTGCACGAACTGGAAATCGAATGCAGCGACGACCAGTCCAAAGAACTCTTGGGCGAGTGCTGCGTTGATAGCCGATACCGCCGCGCGCGTGTGACGCTGTATCCGGGATACTTCGTGGATACGGAACGCGAACAACTGAACACGCTGCGCCACGAGTACGTTCATATCCTCATGGGCGGACTGGCTGAGACGCTCGATCTGTTGACCCTGGACGACCGCAGCATCGAATACCACCACGAAGCCGCGACTGAAGACATCGCGCGCCTCCTGGCGTCACTAGAGACGCCGTAATGGCAATGCCCACACTGACCGCCGTGCAGGACGAACGCGACCGGCGGTGCTTCCGTCGGTTTAAGCGCCGCGTGTGGTGGATGCCACAGCCGCTGCTGGAGGGCATCCACAGCGCCGCAGTCGGTGACAGGCTCACCCGGGCAGTGGAAGACTTCAAGCAGGGCAAGAGCACGTTCCTGTGCATCTTGGAGCCATTCCGGCACGGCAAGTCCGACGATATCAGCCGCGCATTTCCCGCCTTCGCGCTGGGAGCCCTGCGCGAGTACCAACCCGATATCATCATGGCATCGTACTCCGCTGAGTTGTCCGAGACGTTCAGCCGCAAGGTGAAGCAGATCGTTGCGTCGCCCGCGTACAGCACGCTGTATCCAGATATAACCATAGACCCGCTACGAAACGCTATAAACCAATGGGCGATAAGCAAATCAGCAGGCGAGATATCCGCCGTCGGCGTGCGCGGATCCATCACGGGTAAGGGCGGGCACATCATCATCGGTGATGACTTCTTCAAATCGCGCGAGGAAGCCGAGTCGGAACGGTTCCGCGATAAGACTTGGGAAGGGCTGTGTAACGACATCCTGACACGGCGCGCGCCGGTGTCCATTGTCATTATCTGCGCAACGCCGTGGCACGAGGATGACCAGTTTGGGCGCATCAAGAAAAAGATGGCCGAGGATCCCGACTTCCCGCAGTTCGAGTTCATGCGGTTCCCTGCTGAGTCTGAGGACTACCCGACCGGCTACCTCTTCCCTGAGCGATTCGAACCGCAGTGGTATCGCTCACAGCGCGCTACACTGGGCCGCTACGCGAGCGCCGGGCTGCTTGACTGCGACCCGCAGGCGCGCGAAGGGAACATATTCAAGACGGAACATGTGGAAATCCTCGACACGTTCCCCACGGGGCTGCGGTTCCGGCGCGGCTGGGACGTTGCCAGCACGGAGAAGCAGCGCGCGAAGGACGATCCTGACTACACAGTGGGCGTAAAAGCAACCTGCACGTTCGACGCACAGGGCGCGCTCCATGTATGGGTGGCAGATGCCAAGTTTCTGCAAGCCGAGGCACCTGAGCGAAACCGCGTGATACTCCAGACGCAAGCCGAAGACGGGCCGGGCGTAGAGATTCGGATTGAATCCGTTGCTGGATACAAAGACACCTACACCACCATAAAGAACCTGCTGCGCGGCAAAGCAATCGTCCGCAAGGTTGGCGCGGTTATCGACAAAGTTTCAAAGCTGTCGTTCCTCGAAGCGCCATTCGAGTCGGGCCACGTGCATCTGCTGCGTGGACCGTGGAACGACAAGTTTCTTGCTCACTTCCGCGCCTTCCCGAAGGGCGTACACGACGACGCGTGCGACGGGCTCTACGCCGCGATTGACGATTTCTCCAAACATATCAGCCTCGGATTTGACCGGCAGGCGATAGGATTCTGACATGCTCACGACCAAAGAACTAGACGCAATCTGGGAATCGCAGGCAGACAAGCGAAAGCAGCAGAAGCGCCGCCGGATGTACTACAAGGGCGACCACGACATCTGCCAGCGCTCCGCAAAGCACGCGGACGGCAAGCCAAAAACGAACGTGCCGACCGGCTTCGCGCAGTACATCATCGATATGTTCGTCGGCGCGATGACCGCCAACCCGTACCAACTATCGCAACTCGATGAGAACGGACCGGACACCGCAGACCTGTACAGCGACATCGCGCGTGATACACACATCGACTCGGTTGACGTGGAGAACCTGCGCAACGCGCTTGTGTGCGGATACGGGCTGGAACTGCACGAGTTCGTTGATAGCAAGCTGAACGTGATGCCGGAGCGGCCCGAAAAGTGGGCACTGATTCGGGACGAAAACGACGAAATCGTCGTGGCATCGACCCGCTTCGTGCTGCCAGCATACAGCATGTTTCAAGGGCAGATGATATCCTCCGCTACCGAAATCATGTACACCTACGACGCCACCACGAAGCAGGGGCACCGCCGCGTGTACAACGAGACGGTCAAGGGCGAGTGGGAACAGTTCGAGAGTCGAAAGCACTTCTATGGGCAGGTTCCTGTCGTGGAGTGGCGCGCAACGGATGACCGCGAGTCGATGCTGAGCGACGCGCTGCTGCGACAGATTGACGAATACGACGATATCGACAGCCTGAGCGGTGACGATATCCGCAACGTTAGCGACGCGCTGCTGAAAATCAAGGGCATTTCGGGCTCATGGATTAAGGAAAACGAAGACGCCATCCTCCGTATGCGCGTGCTGCCGCTGCCGGACGATGCAGACGCCGAGTACTTGTCAAAGAACACCGACACGCAGCGCGTCGCGGACCGGCTCACCCGATGCCGTGAGGCTATTCACACGATGGGCTGCGTTCCCGATATCCAGCAGGTGACGGGTGCCACGGGCAGCACGTCGGGCATCGCGCTTAAGCTGAAATTCATGCCGATGCAGCAGCGCGCCGAGGCGATGTTTAAGCAGCTTCAGAAATCGCTCCGCAAGCGAATCGACGTACTGAACAGCATCACGAGCAAGGCGACGAAGACGAAGATCGAGAACTACCAGATCATCATGCAGTTCAACATGCCCGTGAACCGTATTGAGGAATGGGCGAACATCGGCGCGCTGACCGACATTGTGACACACCGCACGCAGCTCGAACTGTTGAGCGACATCGATGATGCCGACTCGGAACTGAAGGGGCTGGAGGAAGAGCAGATAACGAAGGCGGAGGTGCAGGGCATTAACCAGTCACCAGAGGCCGCTGCGGCTGCGCAGGACGTGCAGGTGGCTAAGACGATGCCGAAGGTGGACGCGACCATAGAGCAATCACTAGCCGTGATAGGCGACCGGATTCTGGCGGCTGTCACGCGAGCAAACAGTAAATGAGTGCAGAGATTACGCCGCGCGATATACCGCCCATTACTGCGGCTGAGGTGACTGCGATGCTGGCTACGGCTGGCATCGCAGTCCCTGAAAACTCTGCTGCGTTCGCGGTCTACTTCCAGTACATCAATGGCGTTGTGGACGAACTGGCGGCACCTATGGCGGAACAGACGCGGCTGGCGTTGCTTGACGTAATCCAGCGCAACCCGCCGCCGGAAGTGCTGGCCGCAATCCGTGAACGCGCTATATCGAACGCACGCGACATGATAACGAATGTCACGCAGTCCGAGCTGGTAAAGATACACGAGCAGATAGCCGCCGCAACGGCGCAGGGCAAGGGGCCGCGCGAAGTGGCGCGATGGCTTGATGAAGTGAAGGGGCTCGACTCGAACCGGGTGAAGTCCTACGAGAAGTACATCCGCGAACTCGAAGCGATGGACCTGACCGACGCTGAGATAGAGAGCCGCGCCGAAGCCTACTACCAGAAACTGCTACGCGACCGCAAAGAAACTATCGCAACTACCGAGATGCGCAAGGCGACCAGCCAAGTGCAGGCAGAGCAGGCGAAGGCCAGCGGCGCGAAGATGAAGGTATGGCTAACCGTGGGTGATGACCGTGTGTCGGACGTGTGCGCGACGTGCGAAGCCCAGGGGCCGATTCCGATAAACGACAATTTCACCTCTGGCAACGGTGAACCACCGAATCATCCCCGGTGCCGCTGCACAGTGAGTTACTACTCCAATACCGCGCTGAATGACATCTACGCCCGCCGCGCCGCCGAGCGTGCCGCAGCCACCGAAGCTGCCCGTGAATCACAACTGTAATATACAAACATAAATTGCAGTTGTCTATATCTATCGTTCTCATATTGTGGTAGGATCTGGTTGAATAACCCTCAACAGGAGCACTACCTAGATGAGTAACACGCAGGGCGCTACGTCGGAAACTCCCGAGGCAACTGCTACGCAGGGGCCGGGCGGAGGTGCCAGCGGAAAGACCTACACCGAAGCGGAACTCCAAGCCGAGGCTGACCGCCGCGCGACTGCTGCCGCTGAAACGGCACGCAAGAACGCGGAATCCGCTTACGAAAAACGGCTTAACGATGAGAAAGCCGCACTCGAAGCGGCGCGACTCGCGGAGCAGGGCGAATTCAAAACCCTGCACGAGAAGTCTGCCGCTGAACTCGCCGCACTCAAGCAGCAACTCCAAATCAAGGAACAGCGCGAGGCAATCTCCGCCGGGCTCCGCGATAAGGGGCTGACTGAATTCGAGGCTGTGCTACTGGCCGACCGTTCCAAACCCGACGACTACATCGCCGCCGCCGAATCCCTGTCTTCGCTGTTTAAAGCAGCCATTGATAGCGAAGTGGCGAAGCGGCTCGACACGGGGCACCAAGCGACTTCCAATACGTCGGCTGCTGAACCCTCCAAGGGCATTCAGTACCCGAGTATGCAGAAGACCGCCTGACCTCAGGAGACATTAGATGGCCGTAATTGGCGAACAGTACAGCACGCTGCTGGACATGGCAGGACGTTTCAAAGACGGCCAGATCATGCCCATCGCGGAAGTGCTTAGCAACGAGAATGCTATTCTCGCTGATATCCTCTTCACCGAAGCGAACGGCATCGCGAATCATCGCGTGCTGCGTCGTTCTTCCAAGCCTAACGGCTCCTACCGCAAGCTCAACGAGGGCGTCGCGGTGGAGAAGTCGATCACGACTCCCGACTACGAGGGCATCGCTTCGCTTGAAGCGTGGTCCGAAGTGGACGCGGCTCTGGTTGACATGGCGCCGGACCCCGCCGGATTCCGGCGTTCCGAAGACGAAGCCTTTATCGAGGGCCTGCGCGATACGTTCGCGGAAACCCTGATTTACGGCAACACCACCACCGCCCCCGAGAAGATGGACGGCCTCGCGCAGCGCATCACCGCCACGTCGAGCACCAGCATCAACGGTGTCAGCAACTGCATCGGCGCTTCCGGTACCGGCTCCGATGTGACCAGTATCTGGGTGGTCCAGTGGCGTCCGCGTGGCGTTTACATGGTTTACCCGAAGGGCTCGCAGGCCGGGCTTGCCATGGAAGACATGGGCAAAATCCGCGTCACGGACGGTTCCAGCAACCCCTACACCGCGTACAGCTCCCACTTCATGTGGAAGGCTGGCCTTGTGGTTGAGGATGACCGCTGCATCCAGCGTATCGCGAACATCGAGACGGCTGGTGCATCCAACACCTTCGATGACGACGACCTGCTTACGGCCCTGAATCGTCTGCCCTTCGGTGGGCGCGGTGCGGTTATCTACTGCAACCGCACCATCAAGACGCAGATGGACATCCTCGCAAAGGACAAGTCCAACGTCAACTACAACACTGCCGGTGAGATCTTCGGCGTTCCTGTTACCGCGTTCCGGGGCGTTCCCGTGCGGCAGGTTGACGCCATCCTCGACACCGAAACCGCGATCAGCTAAGGAACCAGAACCATGGCACTACTCGACAAGGAACTGGAGTTCTCCGACGCCCAGGCAGTGACTTCAACGGCGGCCAGCACCAACGTGATCGACATGACCGTCGCCGCCCCCAACATTGGGCGTGGGCAGGAGCCGATTTACGCTCAGGTGCAGGTGAACACCACCGCCGACGCTTCCGGCTCCGCAACCGTTACGTTCACGCTGGAAGACAGCGCGGACAACAGCAGCTACTCCGCCGTGTACACGACCGCCGCGATTGGCAAGGCCACGCTTGTGGCTGGATATATCGTGTTCACAGTGGCGCTGCCTGCGACGCTGCGGCGCTACATCCGAGTCAATTACACCGTTGCGACCGGTCCGCTGACTGCGGGCAAGTTCGACGCGTACCTGACCACCGGACCCCTGAAGTAACACCCTCCCGCCCGGCGGGCCGACGTGCTTTCCTCCTTTCACGCGTCGGCCCGCCACCTAAAGGAATTTTATGCCAGCATATATCGCACAGTGTGACGTTGTACTGCTTACCGAAAACGGCACGCCGGACCTCGTGAAGCAGGGCGAAACCCGCACGTTCCACGATGACCCGCCGCAGGGCCGCTTTCCGAAGTGGGTACCTGTTGACGCGCCACAGAAACGTAAGGCCACCGCGAGCGATATCGCGAAGCGTAAGACGGGCATCGCCATCGGCGCAGAGCCTGTCGAGAGCATGGTTGTCTAATGTCTGTATTGACGCGCGTACAACTTAACCCCGAGATCACCACGGACGATTCATCGTTCGTGACTGACCTCGTTACGCGCGCGCAGTCGTTCGTCACATCCTATTGCAACCTGCCCCGATTTCCCGAAGCCGCACCCGGCTACAGCAAATCTGGCACATCGGCAGCGGAAGACATGACCGGCATCGCGTCGAATACGCTGTGCATCTACATGAACGGCTCACAGCGCGTTGACGTGGCTGTGACACTGGCAAACTGCACCACGGGGCTGCTGACCGCCGCTGAGTTGCAGGCCGCGATACGTGCCGCGTCCGATTCTGATTATGGATTTGATGAAGTTACGGTAACGTTCGCGGATGGACAATACACGCTGTCATCGGGGCGCTACGGCGAAGATTCAAAGGTATTTATCTCGTTCTTCGAGGCAACGAAGCACCTCGCGCGCGCCATGAAACTCTCGCCTGTTTTCGGCGGCACTGAATACCCCGGCAGCGCGGCGGACCTCCCTATTGAAGACGTGACCGTCCAGATCGTGGAACAGCTCTACCGCAAGCTGGGCGTGGAAGGCTTGCAGCAATACAGCCTGCATCAAGGCGAGTTCAACGGCGCGGCATACGCGAACCTTGACCCCGTGGTGATGAGCGTACTGCGCAGCCGCCGGAGGCTCTGGTAATGCCCGCGCTGCTGCCACTCACTGACCGATGCTACCTCGGCACGCAGGGCGCTACAGGCGGCTATGGCGAGCCGCGCGGCACCTACTCGTACTCCGAAACCGAGACGCGCTGTGCCGTGATTAACCCGGTATCCGCTGAGGATTCCGCCGGTATGCAGCTACCGATGGGCACCATGCGAATCGCGTTCCGTCGCGACGCAGGCGTAACAGCCGCCACGCGCGTGCAGGTAATACGGCGGCTGCGCCAGACACTGGCCGAAGCTGAGTTCTACACAGTCCTAGGCGAGCCCAGGAACGTCCGTGGACGGCTTATTGCTGAGTGCTCACGTACTACGGGACGGAGCGCGAAATGAGCGTACAGACGAACATAAACCGATCCGGCTACAACGAAATGATGGCGCAGTCCCTCGGCATCATCCGCGACGTTGCGGAACTTACCACCGAAGGCGCGCGCGCTGGCAGTCCTGTGGATACCGGCAATAACCGCGACTCCATTAAATACCGCATGGAATCCGACCGGGAAGCCATCGTGTTTACAGAATCCGGCTATGGCGGTTATCTCGAACTCGGCACGGTGAAAATGGCCGCGCGCCCGTACATCAAGCCCGCGTATCAGCAGGCAGCACGGGAGCTGGGCCAATGAAAACGAACGTACACCGCACTGTATGGGAGTGGCTGACAACGACAGGCACGGACCTGTACACCCTCTGCGCGGCGCGCGTGTGGCACTCGGCACACCCAGACAACGATGACTGGTCTAACACGACCGCTGGCGTGGTGTTTTTCGTTACCGGTGCAGGCGGCGGGACGAACGGACAGACGGACGATATCACGATTGATTTCCGATGCTACGGAGGCGACCGCACCTATTCAGCGGCGCAGGCCGTGGCACGTGCGCTATACAGCCGATTGCAGGCAATGGGCGGAACAACGGCGGGTGGTTACATCCATCGCGCGTTCCGTCAATCTGAGCAGGATCTAACTGACCCCGACACCGGCTGGCCGTTCGTGCTGTGCCGGTACAACCTAATCGTGGAGTAACCACAATGGCAGACACCTCACTCATCAACAGAATTGCGATTCATCCAACCGCCGAATCGGCACTGCCGACGATTCCCGCCAAGCGCGTGAATATCACCAAGGCGGCATGGACCACGGCGACGTTCAAGACGCTCGGCAGCGTGGCGCGCCATGGCGACGACGGCGATATCACCGACGAAAGCATCGAGATGACCACCGAGCGCATCGTGCAGGAAATCATGACCACGCGCGGCATGCAACGCGAAGATCTGATTCTGCTTCAGAATCGCATCACGGAATTCACCGTCGTTTGTGAGTCGCCCAATGAAGCTATCTTCGGGCTGGCGTCCGATATCGCCATCACAAGCCACGAAGCCACGTTCGATGATGCGCTGGCGTTCCGCGCTGTGGCAATCGAGGTGAACGGCCTCTGGATCGACTACTTCCCGAAGTGCGCAGTGTTCATCGACTCGCCAAGCGCGGGCTACGGCGAAGACGGCAAGGCGCTCGTGAATCTCGTGATTATGCCGGTGGCTACCACGTCGTACCCGGCTGGCTTCTCGCGTGAGTGGTACCAAGCCGCATGATGAAAATCGAGACGATCAATAACGATAAGTTCACGATTCTGACCGTGGAGGGCGCGCCCATACATGTGCGCGCTCTCCCGATGTCCGACGCCGTGGCATGGGCCGCACTCGCTACAGTCGCAACGCAGGCCGTTGCCGCCGCGTCGGACTACGGCGCGATGCGTGACGCGATGGTTCAGTGTTCCGACGTGCTGGCGCAGTACCCTGGCATCAATGCCGAGTTGCTGGAGAAGTTGACAACGGAGCAGATAACCGGCGCACTGGAGGCGCTGCTTGAAGTCAACGACCCTTTCGCGCGGCGGCGGCGTCGGGCCGAGGCGGACGCCGAGAAGAACATGGCCGTACTGGCAAAAATGCCAGCCGAGACGGTGGCGGTGATTTTGCGACAGCATACGGAAACAATCTCTGCTCCATCGCTCTCGAATACCACATTGACCCCTTCCTGATTCCCCGTCGCTGGACGTGGCCGCAGTGGTTCACGGCGATTCAGTTTCTGGAAGCACGGGCGAAGGCGAACAGACGCAGCAAGGTAGGTGGCGCGACAGGCGGGAACGGCACGAAAACCGTTAAATACGTTGACATGATACGCGACGACGTGGAGAAAGCCAGTGGCAATTGAGGTAGGCGACGCAATCTGGAGAATCAAGGGCGACACGTCCGCTCTTGATGCGTCCGTTGCTGGCTCCGCGCAGACGATACAGAGCACGTTCAATCGTGCCGGTGCTGCGGTATCCAATAGCATATCGCAGGCCAGTCGTTCGTCGGTCCAGTCGTTGAGCCAAATATCCTCATCGTTATCAACCGTTGGACAGAATATCCGCGCCGTCGGCTACACCATGACCGCGATGGGCGTCGGCATCACCGGCGCACTCGGCTACGCAGTCAAGGCCAGCATGGACTGGGAAACAGCGTTTACCGGCGTGCGCAAAACGGTTGAAGGCACACCGGAGCAGATGAAGGCGCTCGCGGACGGCATCCGCGCAATGTCGCTGGAGATTCCCGTAGCAGCCACGGAACTTGCGCACTTCGCTGAAATCGGCGGGCAGATGGGCGTGCCGCGTGAACAGATTCTAGCGTTCACCAAAGTTATCGCTATCCTCGGCACGACCACGAATATATCAGGCGAAGAAGGCGCGGCTATGCTGGCGAAATTTGCCAACGTGGCGCAGGTGCCGCAGTCGCAGTACTCGAATTTGGCCGCGTCCATCGTGGCGCTCGGCAACGCGGGTAGCGCGACAGAATCTGAAATCCTCGCCATGGCGCAGCGGCTGTCTTCTGCGGGCACGATTGCAGGGCTGACAGCGGGCGACATCCTCGGCATATCTAATTCACTGGTGGGTGTCGGCATCGAAGCGGAAGCAGGCGGCACCGCGTTCTCGAAGCTGTTTATTGACATGAAGAATGCCACCATGACCGGCGGGCAGCAGCTTGAAATGCTCGCGGCTGTGGCTGGTATGACCGCGCAACAGTTTGCGGAGTCGTTCAACAAAGACCCAGCACAGGCTATCAGTTCGTTCGTGCAGGGGCTCCAGAGTATCGAGCAGCAGGGTGGTAACGTGTTCATGGTCATGGACGCCCTCGGTTACACCGAGGTGCGCATGCGCAACGCGCTGCTGTCCAGTGCGCAGGCGGCTGACACGCTGACCGGCAGTATCCGCCTCGGAAACTCTGCATTCAAGGAAAACAACGCGCACACCGCAGAGGCGGCGAAGCGGTTCGAGACAGGCGATTCCCAAGCACAGATAATGAAAAACACGTTTATCGAACTGGCAACGACGATAGGTGAGGCACTAAGGCCGACCACGGACGCGCTCATGGCATCGATAACCGAAGTCGTGAAGTCGATGACCGAATGGATTAAAGCGCACCCTGAACTCACGGCGATGATCGCCAAAGCCGCCGCAGCATTGGGCGCTATCCTCGTAGTCATGGGCACCGTGGCAATCGCTATCGGCGCAATTATCGCAGCGGTGGCGGGTGCCGTGGCTGCATTTGCGGCACTGGCAGAATCCACAGTGGCTGTCGTGTTTGCAGCAATCGCAACGGCTATCGTCGGCGCTATCGGCTGGATAGTATCCGCAGCAATCGGGCTAGCAGTCTACTGGGATCAGGTAGTTGGCGCGCTGAAATCCACGTGGGGCTGGATGTCTGATACGTTCTGGTCAATATTCGGGCCGATTATCGAGGGCATCCAAGCCATGACCGGCTGGGGCATCGGACCCGGCGCGGTATCCGGTGGCGGTGGCGTTGGTATGGCGACCGGTGGCACGGTGCAGCAATCGGGCTGGGCTGTCGTTGGCGAACGCGGACCGGAACTGGTACAGATGCCGCGTGGCGCTACGGTATACGACGCGCAACAGTCCGCGCCCGTGGTGCAGGGCGGCGGCACGACGAATAGCCAGAACGTCACCGTGAATTTTAACCGCGACTCCGTGCGCAGCGATGACGATATCCGCCAGATAGAACGCGCACTGACCCGGCTTATCGGTAGCGGCATGACGGCTAACGGCACGAGGGCCTTCGCATGAGCGCATCCGGCAAGTCGTTCACGTTCAAATCAATCAACTACGGCGATGCATCGTACAACGTGTACGCGCGCGTGTCTACGCTGCCCCGTATGCCACGACCGCGCGTTGCGTCGGATAACCTCGCACAGGCGGACGGAACGACCACACAGGGCAGCACGTTCGACGACTGCCGAATTACTATCGAGTGCGCGGTAACAGCAGCAACGACCACGGACGTGGAAACAGCGATGTCTAACGTAATTGGACAACTGGCACGCTCGCAGGAGGGACCCGGCGCGCTGATTCTTGATAGCCATCCGACGAAGCAATGGACCGCGCGACTGGTGACAGGCGTAGACGGAAAACTCGGGCTGAACGGAGAACAGTTTACCCTGGAATTCATCTGCACGAATCCGTGGCCGACCGCGACCAGCGCCACCACAACGACCGGCAGCATCGCCGGTGGCGGGACCACAACACTATGACGCCCGGCGGAACACAGCTTACAGACTGGGTGCTGGTGGTGAAAAACGGCATAACCGCCGCCGCTTCGGTGCAGGTGTACAACCCGGCGACAGGCGAGACGGTTACGTGGAGTAACGCGCTCGCTATCGACGCGTGGCTACGGCTAAGCAGCGCCACGCAGCGGTGCGAAGTCAGTACGGACAGTGGCGCAACGTGGACGCGGCGCAACGAGAATACCACGGGCCTGATTCCGCGACTGCGCGGCGGCGTAAGTAACGCCGTGGTGGTGACGGGGCCGACGACTGGAACATACACCTACACCTACACCGCGAAAGGTGTTTAGATGGCACAACGACCGATAACTAAGGTTTCCGATAGATGGTTCGCGCAGTTAAACGCGACCGTCACCAGCGGCGCAACCACGTGGGTGCTGAAATCGTCCGGCGCTACGGGCCTGCCAACGATATCGACGGAGCAGCAAACGATTCTGCACTGCGGTTCCGAGAAAGTCCTTGTCACGGCGGTGGCTGTTGACACACCGTCCGCAGGGCTCGACACGCTCACCGTTGAACGTGGATACAGCGGCACCACGGCGGCATCACACTCAGCAGACGCAGCCGTGGCGATGTATTTCTATGACGATTTCCACAACGACGCGGCGGAGCGCATCGCGCAGTTAGAGCGGTTCGTTTACGGGCTATTCAGCGCGGACGGCACGGTGCAGGATGGCGGGCTCCAAGTGCAGGCGACGGGCACGCCGGGTATGACGGTGGAAGTGACCGCAGGCGCGGCGGTGGTAAACGGCCAGCCTGTGGCGCTGCGGGCGCTGTACACAACTGCGGCATTTACTGCACCCACAGGCGGCAATAAACGAATCGACTGCGTGCGAATCGACCAGTACGGCGCTATATCCGTAGTGACCGGCACCCCGAGCGGTTCACCGTCCGCGCCTTCGGTGGGCACCGGCTACTTGAAGCGCGCCGAAGTCTACCTGCGCACAGGCAGCACGTCGATTAAGAACACCGATGACACGACGAACGGCTACATCACGATAACGGAAAACTATCTATGACCGCATTACTCGGCGATTTCATGATTGGTACGCAGTACCTGTGGCCTCCGGCTACGGTTACGCTTGCCGATTTTATGGACGCGCCGAGTTTTGACCGCCCAACAACCACGCCGCCCGCAGCCGATGAAACGTTCACGGGCTCCCCTGGATTCGAGGGCGGCGGCACGTTCACGGGCGCGCCGGGCTTCGATGGCGAGATTGGCGAACTGTCCCTGTGGAGTATCGGTGATGTTTCCGACCCATACGACGGCGGAACGATAACCATCGTTAACCCCGACGGCACCATAACGGCGCTGAATATCAGGGCGAATCGGCAGCGGTTTTACACCATCGAAATATACGACGTGTACAACGAGCGCGTAGCTGTGGTACCGGGCTGGATTCGCGGGCGGCTGAAACGGCAGTTGGACAAGGCCAGTGAACTCAGCTTCACGATTCCGTATGACGCCGAGGGCGCGGCTGACTTGGTACGACCGAATCATGTATGGCTGCGTGACCGCTGGGGCTTCGTGATTGACACGTTCCAGATCCAGAAACGGCGCCCCACTGGCAGCGGCGATGCATCGTACTACGAAATCGACTGCGTTGGTGCTATCGCCCAGTTGGGCGATGAGGTGCTGACCGAGTACGTCGGTGCCACGAATACCGTGAGTGCGCACGTGGCCGCGTTGATGGACGGGCAGGAACGTGATAACCCGATTACCGTCGGAACCATTGACCCTGATATAGCAACCATAGAGTTACCGTTTTACGCGGTGGACACGAATATACACGCCGCGCTGCTGTCGCTACAGATGGCGCTCCCGCGTGATTCGCGCGGCAGGATGTACGTTGACGCGCGCCGCCGCTTGCAGTGGCGATTGCAGCCGGGCGACGTGACAGAACAGGTTATCACGCGCGCAGCGAACGTCCGCAGCATCGAAGCGGAAACCGACTACACCGCGCTCGTTAATCGGATATACATGTACGGCGAAGGGCAGGACCACGCCAGCCGCCTGAACCTGACCGACGCAGGCGAAGCACACGAGTACGTGGATGATTCCGCCAGCATCACGACGTGGGGGGTATGCTCCGCGATTAAGGTTGACCGGCGCATCCGCCACCCTGAAACGCTGCTGAAAGTGGCTGAGCGCATCCTTGAAGAGTTCGCAACGCCGCCCGTGGTTGTATCGGTGGAGTTGCTGGACCTCGCGAAGGCGGACGACGCGCCCATCGGCTGGAACGATATCGAAATCGGCGGACGTTATCGCGTGGTTGATACCGCGTTGGCCGTCGATTCCAGCGTTGAAATTGTCGCTATCGAGACGGACTTGGCGCGGCCTGTGCCGATTCGTGTTGACCTCGCGAACCAGACACGGCAGTTATCTGACTTAATCTCGGGCCTCGTGGACGCGCTCCAGCAACCGCTTGACGTTGATGGCGACCGCTACCCGACGATGGGCCGAAATTACACAGCGCAGGAACCGAGGAACGCACGCGCAGGTGACACGCGATGGAATACGGACCGTGGCCAGATGCACGACGGGACCGACTGGCAGGACATGGGTGGCGGTGGCGGTGATGTTATTTGGTACACCGCGACAAGCAAGGCGGGACTGCCAAGTGGCGTGGCTGAAACTTCACTCGGGCGAGTTACGGCGGGCTCACAAAAAGGAATGGTGTGCGTGCGAAATCCAGACAACGATGGCTGGGACGCCATCAACTTTATGGAGTAACCCAATGGGCTGGACGTATCCATCATACGAAGGCATTCAAGCCACCGGCGACCCGTCCGTCTACCGCACTGCCATGTTTGAGATCGTTCGCGGCATCAACGAGCGCAACGCAGCGATGGGCGGAATTTTCAGCAGCACGGGCTACAAAAAAACAGACGGCACAATGTCTCAGACGCTCACGATGGACGATATAGACGGGCTTTTTATGCCGGGGTCAACATCCAAGCTCAAGTACAACATGCAGACGATACACAGCCAGATAGGTTCGATTGCATCACGGTTCACCGTTTCGAGTGGCCGCAGCGCTACATACACCGCTACGACTATCCGCGATGCTGTTGGGCTTCCATTTGTGCCGCCTGCTGCTGGTGATAAATGGACGGACTATCGATGGTGGCAGGGCTGGCAGGATGCACTTGATTTGCTGATTTATGGATTCCAGAAGAGCCCAGGGGCGACCGCAAGCGGATTGCGAAGCATTGGCGAGCAACGATCTGACCGGGATTTGTCATGGCAGCACGCCGTTTTTACTGTGGGCGAGGTTACAGGCGGCCAAACTTGGTGGTCTACGGTCAGCACTGACACGAAGAACACAGGATTTAATGTCTTGTGGATAATGGAACAGCCGTTCAACTACCAAACGAAATTGCAGCGCGTTTCCGAGTGTTCTGTTACTCCGACTGTCGATGGGGTTTTATCGGAGGTGTGGATGGATGACGGCCCAAACAATCCGGCCATGTTTAGCTACATCGGATATGGGGGCGATCCGCTGGTTGTGGATTACGCGTCTGCAACGGACACGTACACGATAACCGGAACTGACATCGGGAGCGGCACGCTTTTTGAAGAGCACTTCACGCGCCAGCTTGTCAATGCTGACTTTCCGCTGGACGGCACAGGGGAGTTTACCCTGGAAATAACCAACACCCCACCCACGTTGAGCCCTATTTCTGGCGCAGCAGGAGACACGGGGGCGGGGTGGGCTGCATTTTTCGGAGATGTTACATACTACGTTGATCTCGCTTCCGTCCTGACCGACCAAGCATAGGAAAAATCATGAAAATCACCCAACTCGATACCGGCCCTAACCCCGATACCGTGAATGTCTCGGTGGCAAACGACATCGTGATTACCGAGCGCGCCGACCACTCGACTACCCCGGCAGCTGGCAAGGGGATTCTGTGGGTGCGCGCCGACACCCCGAACGTGCTGGTATTTACCGACGATGCCGGGACCGATACGGACCTCGGCGGTAGTGGTGGCGGCGCGGTGGACTCTGTGAACGGGGCCACGGGCGTTGTGGTGCTGGACGCGGACGACATTGACGACACCAGCACAACGAACAAATTCACGACGGCGGCGGAGATATCGAAACTCGCGGGCATCGAGTCTGGTGCGACAGCAGACCAGACCGACGCGGAAATAGAGACGGCGTACAACAATCAGGTGTCTGTGGTGGCGCAGGCCGAGGCCGAGGCGGGCAGCGCCACGACGGTGCGGCGGTGGACGGCGCTGCGTGTGGCTCAGGCGATTGCCGCGCTTGCTCCGGGCGTTACCATGGCGGGCACGCCGAACTACCTCACCATTGCCGGGCAGGTTATCACTCGGGCCCTGATTGACTTGACCTCCCATGTGACGGGGCGCTTGCCGCTGGCGAATATCGCGACGTTCGCCCAGGCGACGATTGCGGGGCGTGCGGACGGCGCAGGCACTGGGGACCTCACTGCGCTCACGGCGGCGCAGGTGCGGACGATCATCAACGTGGCCGATGGCGCGGACGTTTCGACGGTCACGGCCAGCAACACGATCACCTTCACCAACAAGCGAATCACGCCACGCGTCGGCACCACGACAAGCAGCGCAACCCCGACGATTAATACCGACAACTACGATATTTACATCCTGTCTGCGCAGGCTGCTGATATCACGTCGATGACCACGAACCTCAGCGGCTCGCCGAGCACGGGGCAGTGGCTGGATATCTGGATAACCGGCACAGCGGCGCGCGCAATTACGTGGGGCGCGTCATTTGGCAGCGGGCCCGCGACTTTGCCGACAACGACAGTAACAACGACAACGCTGTACACACGGTTGATGTGGGACGGCTCAATTTGGCGCTGCATGGCTACCGGCAGCAACCCGTAAAGGATCACGCGAATGAAGATCAAAGAACAACTCGACTTACTCAACGCAACGCCCGGCGTACTGGAAGCGTATCAGCACAAAGAAGCCGTGCAGGTGGGGACGAAGCATTGGGCGGTGACGGTGATCTGGTATTACGAGGATGGACCGGTGGTGCGAAAAGACAACGGCGATCTGATTGTGACGAAGATGGGCAAACCACTGGAGGACGCGAAGTGGCTCGGTAAGATTCCCGGCGTCCTTGACGTTCCGGTGACACCCGACCTTGGCCCGCTCGGCACGGATGAGGATGTGCTGGCGGCTTGCCCGGTCAAGGTGGTGAAGGCAGAGATCGAGCGTGGCAACAACGAAGCGCGGGTGAGCGGCTACGAACTGATCGACGGGAAGGCCGTGCCTGTGACCTTCCTGTTATACACGGACGGTGAAACGGTGAAAGTTGTGCGGGGTGAAGACGCGACCACGGCAGTGAAGGCGGTTTAATGGCTTGGCCGTCCACTGGTTCATACACCGCTTGGAGCAAATGCTTTAAGGTAACGTCGCAAGCAAGCAAAATATCTGCTGTCAATAGCTGGTACTTTCTCGATCTTGCGTTGATGCCTTCTGCGTTCTGGTCGGCAGTGCAGGCGGACGGCGATGATCTGCGGTTTGTCGAGGATGACCTTGAAACAGCGGTCAACCACAAGCTGATTTTTATTGACACCGGGACGAGCAAGGGCCTGGTGGCGGTGGCACAGCCCCACGGGTCCAGCGGGGCGACGGTCGATATTGACACGTATTGCTTTGTGGGTAACGCGGGGGCGTCGAGCACGAGCACGAGCGCCACATTCCCATCCAGCATGACCTGTCTCTATATGCTCCAGGAAGCGCCGACGAGTGCGACGGCCATCATCGACTATACGTCGAATGCGCGCAATTCGACGGCTATCGACGGAAGCATGACGAGCGGCGATCTTGTCACTGGTGGACCCCATGCCGGGCTTAAATGCATTCAGTTCGACAGCAACGACCGGGCGACGATTCCAGCTTCAATTTTCAACGACTGCGAGACGGCGGGGGCTTATACGTGGTTTGGCTGGGTGCGTCCGGTTTACGAATCTGCTAATCAAGGTGCCTTTGGGGCGAAGGGCACGCAGATGCGGATAACCCGCAAGGACAACAACACGAACAATCGCGAGCTGGTTGTCTCGCAGCGCAACGCCGCGAATTCGGCTTCATTCACCGCGACGGCGTCGTCATCTACTCCAACGCTCAGCAATGCTTGGTCGCTGATTCACTCGGTCTATAACGGCAGCACACTGAAGGGCTACATGAACGGCGTTGAGGTGTGCAGCGTCGCGGCTACGTCGCTGCAAAATGCCTCGGTCGACTACTGGATCGGCCACGACAATGCCACGTATTGGCGCGGCGACCTTGCACAGATCGGGTTTTATGCTACGGCCCTTTCCGCCGACCAGATCGCGACGATCTACGCCAACGAAACGGACGCGGGATTCTGGGTGGTGGCGGAGCACACGGGCGGCGGTGGTGCTAACCTTGGCTCGTTTTTTTGGGGACGATAAATGGCAGAACACGGCGAAATCCCAACAGCATGGGCGGGCATCGCAGCAGCCGGGACGTTTATCGGCGGACTGATTGCTGCGCTGTTTGGGCCGTGGAAAATGCCCGGCACACAGCCGGAGAGCGGAGATACTAAGGTGCTGGCGGAAAAACTTGGAAACCTCGAACGGAGACAGAACGAAATGGATGACCGTATCACTGAAGTTTTCCACTTGCTGGGCGATGTGAAGGATTCGCTTTCCAAGGCACAAGCCGATATCCGTGAGGCACTGACACGGCTGGAGGAACGCAGGAAATGACCGATTCTAAATTCCTGTCCGCGTTCGATAACCTGATGGCGCTGGAGGGTGGCAAATGCACCGACCACGCCGGGCCGACGAACTACGGCATCACCCTGCGGAACCTGCAAGACAGCGGCGATATGGACTTCGATAAGAACCACAACGGCGCGCTGGATAAAGAAGACCTCTGGACGTTCTCGCGCGACGACGCGCGCGTCTACGTGTACCGCCACTGGTGGGTGTCTGTCGGGCTGAACGAAATCGCATCGCCCATCGTGGCATCTAAGATGCTAGACATCACGTACAACTGCGGCGTGCCGCGCGGCGTGAAAATGCTACAGGCCGCGTGTAACCGATTCGGCGCGGCGCTCGACTGCGACGGCAAACTCGGACCTGTGACGCTGCGCGCAGTGAACAAGATTAACGACGCGTCACTCGTGGCTGCGCTACGCGAGGAACAGGCCGCGTGGTATCGGTATTTGATAAAGCTGAACCCGGTGAAGTTCAAGCGGTTCGAGCGTGGATGGCTGCGGCGGGCGCGGACATGACGCAACGCCCGAACTGGATCGAAATAGCAATTATCGCGGGCGTCATCGTGGCGGCTGCAATACTGAGCGTGCGCGCTCTGGAGGAATATCAGTCATGGCGAAAGTCGACAAAATACGAACGCTCCGCAAGGCCCTCCTTCGCGGAGCCCAGTACGCGGCGGTAGCGGCTACGGCAATCCAGACGGTGCCGGTACCGGATACCGTGGGTATCGACCAGAAAGCCACGGTGGTATTTATCATCGGGCTTGTGGGTGCGATTGCGAAGGGTATCCACAACTACAAAAAGACGAAGGACAGGGCACCGTTTCTCGGCTCTTCATCGGGGCTGGTGCTGCTTATCATGGCTGCGCTCGTTGCAGGCTGCGTGACCACGACCGCGCCGGACGGCAGCACGGTGGTATCCGTTGACAGCCGCACGTTGGAAACCGCGTGGAGCATCTACGAGGCGACGCTGGAGCGGAAACAGCAGCTACAGGCGGAGCGCGACGCAGCACAGGCAGCTGACCGCGCGCGGCTGGAGGCTGAACTCAGGGCGCTGGAACCGCAGCTACAGGCTGCGTGGCTCGCTGCCATGGGGCTGGCCGATTAATGGCGCGCGTATCCCCGCAGGCCGCAGCCGCCGCAGTCGATCAACACGGCGGGCAGCACTCCGCCGCCGCCGCGCTCGGCGTGTCACGTAAAGCCATCCGATGGGCGCTGGGCAAGCTCGAACGCGACGTGCTGCCGGATAAGCACGAACCGGTGACAGAATTGGTTGAACGGCGCAAGCAGCAGTTTGCTCGGTACGACGCGGCACTGTCCGCGCGGCGGCTGATACCGGTACGCGTCCGCGAGTCGGGGCCAATCGGTATCCTGCACTTCGGAGACCCGCACATAGACGACGACGGCACCGACATTGCCGCGTTGGAACGGCACGCGGCGCTGGTACGGAATACGCCGGGGCTCTACGGTGCGAACATAGGCGACGTGACGAACAATTGGGTGGGCCGATTGCAGCGGCTGTACGGTGAGCAGTCTACGTCCGCCGTAGAGGCGTGGCGGCTGGCGGAATGGTTCATGGGGCAGGTGGAGTGGTTGTACGTCGTAGGAGGCAACCACGACGCATGGAGCGGCGCAGGCGACCCACTGCGGTATATCATGCAGTCGCAAGGCGGGCCGTTCGAGTACGACGGATGCAGGTTATCGTTGCAGTTTCCGAACGGACGCGAGGTGCGGGTAAACGCGCGCCACGATTTCAAGGGGCACAGCCAGTGGAACACGGCGCACGGCGTGTCGAAAGCGGCGCAGATGGGGTGGCGCGATCACATCCTCGTGTGTGGACACAAGCACGTATCGGGCTACGCGCTGAACGTACACCCAGACCCGACGACGGGCATCGACCAGGGGCTGGTGTCGCACGCAATACGGATAGCCTCGTACAAGCGGCACGACCGCTACGCGCGGGAGTTAGGATTACCGGACCAGTCGATGGGCCCGTGCTGCGTGACGATTATCGACCCCGCCGCCACGTCGGAACTGACGCTAGTGACGGTGATGTGGGACCCCGAGCACGCGGCTGATTACCTGACTTGGAGGCGCGCGAAGTGAGACCGGATGTGCCGCATTACACCCACGGGGCGATAGAGCCGATGGACTACATCCGTGGATTGGGTGAAGCCGAGTTCGCAGGCGCGTGCATCCAGAACGTGCTGAAATACATCACGCGCTACCGATACAAAGGAACGCCAATACAAGACTTAGAGAAAGCTCGTTCGTATATTGATTTCCTGCTGGAGCGGGAGCGGGACCGCGAACGCGAGCAGGCCGCGCTGGGCCAGCAGCTCGGGCTGGTGACGTCTGGCTGACGGCGCGTGGCTGAATCAGGACTATTCCCGGCTGGGATTCTGGCCGGGATTTTTTTTGCAAAAGGGGTTGACAGCAGACATAATTGTATGTATAATTAATCCATAGTCAAGGCAACAGCGCGGGAGCGCAAGGAGAAGGAAGATGACGAAGCAACAGCACATCGAAGCAAACGCGAAATACATCAGCGACGAATCTCTGGCCGCGCTGGATCAGGCTCCCGAATCCGCTTGGTCGGCAATTCAAGCAGCTGCCGACGCGATTGACGCGTCCGACATCGGCACTGACTGCGAAGTTGCCGCGACGGCCGAGACGATGGAAGACTTCGACAACAGCCGTATGACCTGCTGGACTGAGCGCGGCAAGCGCGTTGCCGGTAATGGATTCGTGGTTTACGAAAACATCCAGATTGCCAAGGGCGAGCGTCGCCAGAACGTCGCGGTTATCGACTGCGGCGAAATTCGGATTGCTCTTACCGCCTAACCAACCACCGCCCGGCCTCGCAAGGGGCCGGGCATTAACGGAGAAGAACGATGGCAACGAAACACCGGGGCAAGGCAGCGCAGGCGGCATGGGCTGCGAAGCAGGGCGAGAAACTTATCCGAGCCCGCGAGAACTGGAACCCCGACGCGGCGACGCGGGAAGCGGTGGCAGACGAAGCCTGGGTACTGGCGCACGCAAAACCCGCGCGCCTCGGTCGCCCCGTCACCGCACCGGAGCCACGACGCAGCCGCCAGATAATGCTATCCGACTCCGAGCTTGCCATCGCGCGGCGGCTGGGCAATGGCAACGCGTCGGCTGGCATCCGCGCGGCACTGGACGCAATGGAAACATGCTTGTATCCAGCATCTATCGCGGCATCATAGGCTATTTTCAGGGCGTCATTTTCCATCTGTCCATTCTACCGCTCGCCTGAAATAACTATATCCAGAGCATGTGAAAATTTATCTTGACTCTATCTGGTTTTCGTGATAAATTACAGTTGTCAACTACACCGCACGACGCGGCAACAGAGGCAACTGACCAATGATGATTAAAGACAACCTGCGAGCATTGATGCGCGCGCAAAACATGAACCCTGAAAAACTGGCAGTCAAACTCCAGGAAGCGGGGTACAACAAATCCTATGCCACGGTCATCGGCTGGTATCACGGATACCGCAACCCGAACGTGAGCGGCATCAAAGCGCTGGCCGCTGTGCTGGACGTGCCGATTGACACGTTGACGGCGCACGTGCCCGCGCCATCACCTGAGGCGGCTTAAAAATGAACCACTCCAACGACAAGACAGAACCATTCTTGACCGCCACTGAGATAGCTAAGTCCTTAGGTATCTGCCGTGAGTCACTGCGCAACTGCCTGCTGGCCGGGACGGTCACGGGGTACCGCGCTCATGCAAAGGCGCGCCGCCTGTATCTGCTGTCCGAGGTGCGCAACTGCCTGCTGGCCCGTCGCTGTACACCGGACGACGAACGCAGACGCGCTGCGGAAGCTGCTGGGAAGCGCGCCATGCGAGCGCAACGCCACCGGGCCGCGCTCACTGGCCGAGGCCACAGGTTAGCCCCATCCCACGCCGCGCCACCCCTCGCGGCGTTCCTCCCGGCGGTGCAGGCCGCTCCCACCCTGCACCGCCATCCTACAGTTTAATACGACAGCCATCATCTGGAGGCCCGTAGCGCCCGATTGGCAAGACCGCACTGTGCGGAACGCGAGTTCGAAGCTCGCTGGCTGTCACTGATTCCCCGCCGTAGCCTGTGATGCTGCGGACTGCCGTCCGGCTGAGTTCCGCGCCGGGCGGCTAAATAAAACCACACCGGCCCGTATGCCGTAGTGATAGGCGCGATTAACAGTGGATAAGTAACGCGCCGCAAGCCCGCTGGAGGCTGTCCAGCTTTAATGTTGCCCCGGAGAGTATCGGATGCACTAAACCACCAATGCTGCCACCACTGCAAAAGGATACGCCCGGTCCTGCTTGACCACGGGACCGGGCACTAAAAACCACAAAGGGAGTGTAAACGATGAATGAAGTGACGACAACGAGCGGGATAGCCGATATCCCCATCGGGCCGCGCGGATTGCAGATGCGGAGCGCAGGGGACTTGATGATGTTCATCCGCGCGCTATGCTCCTGCGGCATGGCTCCAGACAACAAGGGCGAAAATGATCTACTGATTCGCGCCCATTACGGCATGAGTCTCGGACTCGACCCGATGCGCGCGGTGCAGAGCATCTACGTAGTGCGGAACCGCCCATGCGTATGGGGCGCTGCTATCCCCGGCCTGATTCTGGCCAGCGGCAAATGCAAGCGCTGGGAAGTGTCCATCGTCGGGCAACCAAACACGGACAACTACGGCGTGCAGGTGATAACCGAGCGGCACGACGTATCCGGCGTCAACACGTTCCAGTTCACCATCGGTGATGCGCGCCGCGCCAACCTTCTCAACAAAGACACGTGGAAGGGCTACCCCGCTGACATGATGCGCTGGAAAGCCATTGGCCGCGCTGCCACGTCTGTCTTCGGTGACGTGCTCTACGGGCTTAGCATCGTGGAAAACGAACGCGATATCGAAGATGCACAAGTCATCGATGACGAACCGCACGCTGCACCCGTGGCCGTGGATGCCGAGGTCATCGCGGAACCGGAACCTGCACCCGTCTCCGACCACCCGGCAGACCTGAACGCGCGATTCCAGGCTGCGTGCGACGCGGCGGGTAAATCAGCACGCGAATACGCCGCCACGATAACCGCGCACGTCGGCTGCGCGTGGCCGCTGGTCCCGGCTGCCACCATCGAAGCGTGCATTGCGAAGATGCACGAGGCGCAGCCGACCGTCACGTCACAGCACCCGGTATGGGCGCGGCTTATCGATGCAGCGAAGCAGGCAGGCGTTAACTATACCGCCGTGTGCGCGGAACTCATGACGGCACACAACGCTGTGGACGCGTCCGCTGTCCCTCTCTCGGTTATCGAAGCGCGTATCGCGGAACTCAGCGCGCAGCAGGTGGCGGTATGAGAACGATATATAAACGGACCCACAAAGACGGCACCACGCGAAACCACACACAGTGGGGCGAAGGGGTAAGAAATACCGTTGAATGGGGTGGCGAAATGTGCGGTAGTGGATGCCTGCACGCCTACCGCTCGCCGGAGTTGGCGGTATTCCTAGCGCCACTACATGGTGTAGATGATTATGCTGTTTTGTGGGAGGCGCGCACGCCGAAAATTTTAGCCGATGATGGGCTAAAAATAGGATGCGCTTCGATAACGACAATCAAACGCATCCCGCTGCCAACGCCAACACTGGAGCAGCGAGTTGAGTTTGCTATTCGTTGTGGGATGCTATTTTGTAAAGAACCAGAATGGCTGAAATGGGCGAAGTCGTGGCTGGACGGCACAAATAGGTCCGCTGCCGACGCTGCCCGCGCTGCAGCCCGCGCTGCCGACGCTGCCTACGCTGCTGCCAACGCTGCTGCCGACGCTGCCTACGCTGCTGCCAACGCTGCTGCCGACGCTGCCCGCGCTGCAGCCCGCGCTGCCGACGCTGCCTACGCTGCTGCAAAATTCTCACGCAATATTAACCGTATTGCCAAGCAGGTTATGCGTAATTCACTCGTGGGGGTGGCGGTATGAACCTCACCCGCCTAGCCCTCCAGAATTTTCGCAACGTCGAGTTTGCAGAGTTCGACCTGACCCGCTCCATGTTTTTCCTCGGCATGAACGGACAGGGTAAATCCACCATCCTGAACGCGGTACAAATCGCGCTGCACGGCTGGTGCGAACACACCGACCGACGCGGCGCAGGGTACCGCGATCTAATCCGTGACGGCGCAAAGCAGGCCGTAATCGAACTAGACTTCGACGCGGCGAACATGGGACCGCATCGCATCTCTTACACGCTCGGACTCGCTGCCCGCCAGTGGGAGTTAATCGACACCACAACCGGCGAAATACGCGAGGCCATCACCACGCCCGCCGCCCTGTGGACTGCGCTCGGTATCGACCAGACGCACGCGACCGTGTGTATGTTCCCGACGCAGATCGTTAACGCGCCGGAGTTCGCTGGCATCCTATCATCGTATCTCTCGGACGCGCTGAAACCTGAACTGCTGGCCGCGCGGATTCCGGCAGAGCACCGTGCGGCTCTGACCGCACTGGCCGCGCGCAAGCACGTGGCGCTCGATTCTGTGACCGGCTTCGAGTCACTGGGAAAAATATGCTATGAACAGCGAACCATGATTAACCGCGACTTGAAGCTGGTTGATGCTGTGATAGCCGAAACCGGATTTCTGAAACCCGCTGTGTTACCAGACGGTACCGTGTTAAAGCTGGCCGACATGGCCGCGCTGGAGGCTAAGCGGGACGCGTACACGGCGGAACTTAACGCGCTGCGCGTAGAACTTGGGCGCGCAATTCAGGCAACGACACAGGCACCTATTGACGTGGAGGCGCTGACCGTGGAACTTGCCAGCCATAAAGCCGTGCTCGCAGTGGCAGAGGCCGCGAAGGCGGCTATCCTTGCTGACACGCAGGCGCAGCGGGATATGGACGACGCGCGCAACGCACAACACGCCGCCGAACGGAATAAGCAGAAAGCGGAGGCCACGCGTGACGCGGTGGCGACCGACTGCCCGACGTGCAAGCGGAAACTTACACCCGCCATGCGCAAGGAACTGATTGCTGATGCACAGCTTGCTGTTGATGCCGCTGCTCAAGTGCTGGCGATGGCAGACGCCACGGTAGAAGCTAAGGGCGCGGCGTGGCGTGCCGTTGAGTACAAGGGCGACCCGAGCGACGTGGTAGAGAGTCGGCGCAGTTGGGCCGCTCAGGAAATCAGGCGTATCGAAATTGCGCTTCGCGATCAGGCACCCACATATGCCGGGCGAACTGAATCGGAAATTGAAAGCGCTATCAGGACCGTGACCGCCGCCGATGCTGACACGGCAGTGGCGCTTGCAACACTGAATCGCCACCGCGAACTGGCGGAAGCCGAAGCCCAGGCTAACGCGCTCCGCGCGCAACTGGCACCCATCGCTGTTGGTATCACTGAATTCCATGACGGGACCGCATACCGCGCACTACTCGCGAGTGCTGCCGGACCCATCATCGCCGCTGTCAACGAGCGAATCAGCGGCACGCTTGACGTTCGTGCAGAGGGCAAGGCATTCGTGTTGCTGTACAACGGCAGGCCGCTATCGCTGGCATCGCGCGGACAGCGCGCAACTGTCGCTTATGCGATGGCTGAGACGTTCGCCGCGTGCGGCGCTCCGGTGCTAGTGGACGATACCAACGACCTCGACCCGCTGAACCGTGGCGCGCTGTGTATGCGCGTGCGGCAAGCGGCAACAGGGACTGTGCTGCTGGCAGGCACGCCGAACTCGGTAGAGCCTGAGTATCCCGCGCGGCTGGCTGCGGTGCTGACTCCCATGTCCGTCGTGGTGGTATCCGATGGCCGCTACACGATGCAGGGGGCCGCATGATCAACGCACTCATCATCTGGCTCTGCTACGAGTACCTGCGCGGCTGCGTAGTACGCGCTAACTGGGTGCAGGGCTACTACCTGCTGTCGAAAATGAACCGCAATGAACTACTCGGTATAACGATGTTCGTGTTTGCCGGGCCTGTGAACTCGCTTATCTGGAGGCTGACGAAATGACACAGATGGAATTAACTGAAGCGCACATCAATCAAGCGGAATTCTTTGAATATCGGGCCGCAATTCTTGAGATTCACGCCCGTGAACTTGCGGCGAAACTGACCAAGGTTATGGAAGCCGCCGAAGATGCTGGCTGGCTTGGCGAACCCGCTATCAGGGCCATCGTGAGGCCATCCGTATGACCATCACCTGTATCCACCGCGACGGCAGGAGCTACTACTACGGCGCTATCTGGCCGCTCGGCTACGAGGCCGCTGTGAACGCGGCACAGGCCCGCGAATTCCAACACGCAATACAGTCGGCCAGTGTGGCCGCTTAACCTAACGAAGGAGAATACAAGATGCCGATTAGTGATTATGAAGACGTATGGGCCAGCGAAGAGCCGGAGGCACCTAGCGAGAACACCCCGCTGCCCGTGGGCAGTTACGACGCCACAGTGCGCGGCGTCAAGCTGAAAAGCTGGGACGACGGTTCGCAGTCCGTGGAGTGGGAATTCCAGGTTGTCGGCGGCGCTCATGATGGCCGTGTCACGTGGATGAACGCCGGACTGGACAAGTCCAAGATTGCAAAAACGAAGGGGCACTTTGCGCTGCTCGGCATCATGCGTCCCACGCTCTCCGAAACCATTGCCGCGTTTCCGTCGATTGAAGGGCGCGGTGTCAAAATCAGCGTTACCGAGTGGAACGGCAAACTGTATCGGCACCTGAACGCGCTCGCGGATAACGTCACCGTGGCGCGTCCTGTTACGGCTCCCGTCGCTCCCGCTGTCACCGCCACACTGCCGGGTATCCCCGCCGACGCGATACCGTTCGCATGAGACCGATGCTGATATACATCGCGGGACCGTACCGCGCCCCGGACGCGTGGCGGATTAACCGCAACGTGCATCGTGCGGAGTGCGTCGCAACGCTGGTATGGGAGGCTGGCCACTACGCGCTGTGCCCCCACGCTAACACGCGGCACGGCTCAGGCAACGTCACGGATGACCAGTACCTCGCCGGAACCATGGAAATGATGCGGCGCTGCGACGCGGTGCTGGTGCTGCAAAACTCTACGGATAGCGCAGGCACACGCGACGAAATCATCGATGCGCAGGCGCTCGGCATCCCAGTGCAGCATCTCTCCGGTATCAGCGCGTTCGAGGTGCGACGCTGCGTCGAACTACTCGCAAGGAGGCTGGCCGCATGAGCACGCTGTGCCACCGCTGCAACGAGGAACAGGGCATCCACCACTTCGAGCAACCCGACGGCACGCTGCTGCTGTCGTGTGCTGGATGCCTCACCGATAGCGAGGCCACCGTCGTGGCGCTCTGCAAAATACTGGGAGTCCGTGTGCCGTGACGACCGTAACCGAACACACCCCGCAGCCTGCGCGCTGCGGGGGAACACCGACGCTGCGGGGATATCAGACCGCCCTGCTCAGCAGCATCACCGACCACCTGCGCCAGTACCGCAAGCCGCTCGTTGTATCCCCGACCGGCTCAGGTAAAACCGTTTTATTCTGCCACCTCGCGCGGCACTATCAGGGGCGCGTCTGCATCCTGATGCACCGCGCGGAACTCATTGAACAGACCAGCCGCGCGCTGGGCGACACGCCGCACGGCATCATTCAGGCAGGCCGCGCCCCGCGACGGCACGCGCGGATTCAGGTAGCCAGCGTGCAGACACTGGTTAACCGGCTGCACCTGTACGCGTTCGACATGATTATCGTTGACGAGGCGCACCACACCACGGCACGGACGTACCAGCGCGTTATGACCGCTTATCCGTTCGCAGCGCTAGTGGGTGTCACTGCTACGCCATGCCGCACGGACGGCACCGGGCTGCGCGACGCGGGATACACAGACCTGATACTCGGGCCGTCCGTCGCATCGTTGACGGAGCAGGGTTATCTGTGTCCGGCGCAGGTGTACGCGCCGAGTAGTGTTGACCTGTCCGGCATCCGCACGGCGCGCGGCGACTACGTTCGCGGTGAGCTTGCCGCCGCGTGCGACAAACCATCGATAACCGGCAACGCTATAGAGCATTACCGGCGCTACGCGGACAGTCAACCGGCCATCGCATTCTGCGTGTCTGTAGCACACGCTGAGCATATGGCGGAGCAGTTCCGCGACGCCGGATATTACGCGGCGTCGATTGACGGAACCATGTCAACACTGGAACGGCGGCAGCGTATCACGGCACTCAGTAACGGCGGGCTGCATGTGCTGACATCGTGCGACCTCATTAGCGAGGGCGTGGACGTACCTGTCGTGGCTGCGGGAATCATGCTGCGACCGACGCAGAGCATGGCGCTGTGGCTCCAGCAAGTGGGCCGCTGCCTGCGTCCCGCCCAGGGTAAGCAGCACGCCGTGATACTCGACCACGTGGGCAACACGCTGCGGCACGGACTGCCCGACGCCCCGCAGCAGTGGACGTTGGACGGCGAAACCCGGACACGGGCACAGCGCGCCGCCGACGATGCGCCGGTCCGCATCTGCTTGGAGTGTTTCCGCGCCCATGTAACAGCGGCAGAGTGCCCGTACTGCGGATTCGTGTACCCAGCGAAGCCGCGCGAGGTGGCCGAGGTAGAGGGCGAACTGTCGCTGCTGGACGCGGCGTGGGCTGCGACGAAGCCGGTGATGCCGGGAAGGATGGAAGAATTTCAGGCCGCGTCGCTGGCGGATTTCCAGCGTATCGCGGAGGAACGAGGATATAAAGCGGGCTGGGCGTACCACCGCTGGACGGCGAAACAGAAACAGCGCGCGAGCGCATAGGGAGAACGTGAATGGATTGTGAGAACTGTGGATGTGAAGTGCCAGACGCGACTGTCTGGCAGAAGTATTGCCGCCCGTGCAGCATCGCCGTGGCCGCTGAGAAGAAACGCCAGCGCAACCGCGAAGCGCAGCTTGCGAAGAACGCCGCAACGAAAGCGCTGTTCAGTGATGCGCAGCAGGCACTGGACGATCTCATCGTGGAGTATACACCCGCGCCGCATGAAGCAGCAGAGCGTAAGCCCGATGCGCGGTTTTTTAAGCCTACGCTGGCAGCTACGCCGGAGAATCCTGCACCCGTGCGTGACCGCGACTACCAGCTAACCGGCGCAGCCGCCGCCGCGAACCACGGCGCAGGCGTCGGCATGATTTCGGTGGCGGTATGAGCAGCTACGCTGAATTCCTCGCGAGTAAATCGCGCGTCACGATGCAGCGCGGCTTCGAGCTTTCGACGCACTTCGACTTCCTCTGGGACTGGCAGCACGAACTGGTGGAGTGGGCCTGCCAGATGGGCACGGCTGCACTCTTCGAGGACTGTGGACTCGGCAAGACGCGCCAGCAACTTGCATGGGCGGACGCCGTATGCAGTCACACTGGCGGCAGCGTGCTGATCGTTGCGCCGCTGGCCGTCGCGGAACAGACGCGCCGCGAGGCCGCTGTCTGCGGGTTGGACGTGAAAGTATGCCGCACGCAGTTCGACTGCCAGCAAGGACTGAATATCACGAACTACGAAATGCTGGAACACTTCAACCCGGGCCAGTTCGACGGCATCGTGCTGGATGAATCGTCCATCCTGAAGGGCTACGGCAGTTCGACCCGCCAACTGCTGAACGACTTCGCGGAGTCAATCCCGTATCGGCTGTGCTGCACTGCGACACCCGCGCCGAACGACCTGATCGAAATCATTAACCACGCTGAATTCCTTGGCATCCTGCGCGGCAAAGAGATCATTGCGCGATTCTTCATTCAGGACGGCAACACCACCCACAAGTGGCGGCTGAAAGGCCACGCATACAAAGACTTCTACCGTTGGATGGCAACGTGGGCCCGCGCGGTGCGCAAGCCGTCCGACCTCGGCTATTCCGATGAAGGGTTCGACCTGCCGGAACTCCGCATCCATAAGCATCTCGTGGACGGTCATGTATCGGACGGGTATCTGGTTCCGGTCATCGCATCGTCGCTACAGGAACGGCAGCAGGCGCGGCGTGAGTCGTTGACGGACCGGGTATCGGTCATCGCGGAGATTGCTAACTCCACGACTGAGCCGATGCTGATTTGGTGCGACTTCAACGCGGAATCGGAAATGCTGCGAAGGACGATCCACAGCGCGGTGGAAGTCAAAGGCAGCGACACGCCCGCGCACAAGGCCAGCGCCATGATCGGATTTAGTGATGGCACCCATCGCGTGCTGGTGACGAAGCCGTCCATCGCCGGATTCGGAATGAACTGGCAGCACTGCAACATGATGGGATTCGCGGGGCTGTCTGACTCGTTCGAGCAGTTCTATCAGGCCATCCGCCGCTGTTACCGGTTCGGCCAGAAACGACCCGTCAACGTCCACATATCGCACGCGGAGACGGAAGAGGCCGTCATCCAAAACATCATGAGAAAGCAGCGCGATACGGAGGGGATGATGGGCCAGCTAGTTGCACACATGAACGCGGCGGCATCGGGCCGCGCGTTTACGGACTCTCACTACCACAGAAACGAAACGAGGAAGGTGCCCACATGGCTACAGAAATAATTACAGACGACTACGCAATCTATCAGGGCGACTGTGTGGAGTGCATCAAGGCGCTGCCTGATAACTCCATCGGGCTATCGGTGTTTTCGCCGCCGTTCCCCGGCATGTACGCGTACACGGACAGCGAACGGGACATGGGGAATTGCACGTCGTTGGATGAAATGCTCGGTCACATGAAGTTCATGTTGCCAGACCTGCACCGCGTCATCATGCCGGGCCGCTCGGTTTACATCCACCTCACTCAGGAGCCGATATTTCAGTGGCAGGAGGGATACTCCGGCCTGCGCGATTTCCGTGGTGAAGTCATCCGCGCGATGCAGGAAGTCGGATTCATACTGCGCAGTGAGCGGATGATTGATAAAGATCCGCAACTCAAGGCCGCGCGCACGAAAGACGCCGGACTCGCGATGAAGTCTGGCGCGAAGGACTCTGCGCGGTGGACTGGGACGATAGCCGATTACCTGTTGCAGTTCACAAAGCGCGGCGAGAATCCCGTTCCGATTCGCGCACTGATCGACCATGATAACCCTGCGATGCGTAACCCCGATGGATGGATCACGAAGCAGGAGTGGATCTACTGGGCATCCTGCTGCTGGTGGAACTCGAAGCGGCACACCCCGGATGGTGGGATCAGTGAGACGGACGTGCTGCGCAACTTCACACAAGGTAAAGATGACAAGGACGAAAAGCACTTGTGCCCACTGCAACTGGGCGTCATCGAACGCTGCGTGAAGATCTCCAGCGCCCCCGGTGACACGGTGCTGTCACCGTTCCTAGGCATCGGCAGCGAGGGTTACATGTCCGTGAAGCTGGGGCGCAAGTTCGTTGGGTTCGAGTTGAAACCGAGTTATTTCGACGTGGCCGCGCGGAACCTTGCGGATGCTGTACGCGAACGCGACTGCGAAGACGCGCCGCTGCTTGGGCTCATGGCGTGATGGAATCCGCGTTCATGCGCCGCGTCTTAAGCACCGCGCCCCGCGTCGGTATGTGGCTGTTCAGGAATAACGTGGGCGTGTTCTACACTCGCGACGGGCGCGCCGTCCGCACCGGCCTCGCCACGGGCAGCAGCGACCTCATCGGCTGGACAGAGCACACCGTCACAGCCGCCGACGTGGGCCGAACGCTGGCAGTGTTTACCGCCGTGGAGACGAAAGCAGCGCGCGGCAGGCTCACCCAGGAACAGCAGAAATTCATCGAGGCCGTCCGCGCGTCGGGCGGCTTCGCGGCGGAGGTGCGTGATGGGCAGGATATCGAAACGAAACTGGAGGAACTGAAGAGATGACTTACGCAGAGAAAGCACGGGCCATATACCTCGGAACGACGGCCGATGATGCAGTGCCATGGGATGAACTTAAGCAGGAAGTGAAAACCCGCTGGCACGCTGTAGCAAAAGCGTGGCAACATGCAGAGACGGAAGTCGAGCGGCTGGCGAAGGCGAACGGCGACCTGTGCGATGAGATCGCGGGGCTGCGTGGTATCCGCGTGCCGTTCTCGGATGCGCAGATCGATAAGATGGCGAATGCGGGATTTGCCGCGTGGCACGGAGGTGACGGCGCAAAACTAACAGAGCAGTCCGCGCCCGTCCGCGCACGCTGGGCCGGTATCATCCGCGCCGCGCTCGCTGCTGGTGGGCTGGAGCCGTGCCCCGTGCCGGAGTACGCGCCTGAGGATGTGGCGTTCAGCACCGAGCGGGCGAGCGACGAGGAGCTGGGCCGCATCGGATATGAAGCTAGCCCGTCGATGAGTGTAGCCGATACCCCCATTACGTGGATGGGCGGACTATTTGAGTCGCATCGCAAACAGCACTGCATACGTGCCGCCGCCGTCCGCGCCCGCGTTGAGGCGCCGCTGCTGGCCGAGATTGAGCGGCTGAAATCCGAGCCGACAGGCGACGTAGCGGGCCTGCGTGCGAAGATCGAAAACCAGCGCATGACGCTGCGCCAACTGCACAAGGCGCGGGAGCGTGACGCTGTGGAGCGGATGAAACTGGAAAGCGAATTTGTGTCTGTAACGGCGGAGCGGGATAAGGCGATACGGGAATCTGGAAACCGTACTGGCGAGGTGCTGCAACTTCGCGCCGAAGTGGAGGCAGTGAAGGCGGAGCGGAATAGGTACCACACAGAGATGGATGATGCGAGGCAAGAGCAGGACAACCTCATATACCAACGCAACGACTTCCGGCACTGGCACGCAAACGAGCAGAAGAAGGTGGCAGATCTGCAATCCGAACTCGCCGCCGTGAAGGCGCAGCGGGATAACTACAAGTCCATGCTCGAAGAAGAGGTAGCGGCGGGATCGGAATATCTGGAACGTGCTGAAGCGATGGGTTGCCCGAAAGACGGAAACATCAACGATGCGTATGCGTGGGCGCTGGCCGAACTCGCCGCCCTGTCCGCCGAAGTGGAGGCAGTTAAGGCGGAGCGGGATGGGCTTAAGGCCGATATCGCCGCCATCTTTGATCTGGCAGCCCAAGACGATGCGGATACCCCACTGGAAGCTGTGCGGAAACTGAAAGAATACACGGACACCATCGAGTGGCGTGAGGCACATACGGAATCCGCAAACAAGTCGCTGTTGGCAGAACTCGCTGCCCTGCGCCAGCCGGTGGACCCGGACGCGTGGAAGACAGATCTGGTTGTGGCGTGGCTAAAATTCCGCGAGGCTGGCAGGCAGATTATTCTTGTTGACAATACACAAGCGATGGGCGCTTTAGGATCGTTGTCATCTATCGACGCCGCCCGAGCCGCACAGTGGCTCGCGTCCTACGCTGCCGCGCACGGCTGTCCGGCGCAGCACGCCGTAATCGACGTGCCAGCTGGCGTGCCGAGCGTGGATGAGTTGGCGGACGATGGGGATCAACAGCCGGAAAATAACTGTCCAGTATGCGACGGCACGGGGCACGTTGCAGACACGGAAGACGGGCCTGTGATCGCTGATTGCCCGGTGTGTGATCAGACACTTCCATTCTACTCTTTCATTAACGGCTTCCCGGTTTGCCCTCAGTGCGGCTTCAGCGATGCGCCTGTTCCTACTCCCGCACCAACCGATGAGCAGGTGGAGGCGCCAGAAAAGCGGGACGCGGTGCCGGTCAAGGTGCGGTTTAGCTGTACAGCGAAAGAGTTGGCGAACGTTATGCGCGGCCGCGTTAGATTTGATGATTGTGCTCAGGAAGCTATGGACTACCTCACCTCGCACGCCGTCATCGACGCGCCCGCTGGCGTCCCGAGCGTGGA